ACGCCAGTGCCGTCAGGGCTTTTGCCGATGTATGCCATTATGCGTTCTCCAGTGCCGTGACACGAGTAATCAAGTCAGCAATCTGTGTAGCCTGTGTGCTGTTCTCTGTCTCAAGGGCTTCAATCTTGGCGATGCTTTCCTTCAGCGCAGCGCAAAGCAGCGGAACCAATTTAGATTGGTCAATCTGTTGCATGACAGCGTTGCCGTCGGCATCAACCTCGTTGTGTGTGCCGGTGACAGCCTCCGGCACGACAGCCTGTGCTTCGTGGGCGAGAAAGCCGTCAACCGTTGTGTCGGCGTTTGCGATAAAGTTGAACCGCTTCGGTGCGAGTGTCTTCACACGGTCTATCGCACCGGTCATGTCAGCCACATTTTCTTTCAAGCGATAGTCGGATGCGCTGTTGTAAGCAGTTTCGCTGTTATTCACTTTTATTGTCCCAACAGTGCCATTGGAACTGTTCCTGAAGTGAATTGATGTTTGCATCGTGCCACCGTTGGCACTGTCATTTTTGATGCTACAAATACCACTACTACCACCAGCGTCCCCTGTAAGATTGAGGCGGGTGCTGCTTCCGCTAGACGTTGTGCCGATAAGAACCTCGCCGCTGCTGCCGGTCAGGCGCATACGTTCTGTGCTGTTGGTGCCGAATTGCAATGCCTCATTTTCGTGATTGAACAAAAAGCCTATGCCACCACTATGACCAAGCTGAACGCCGTCACTAGAACCCTCACCTGTCGTTGTGTCACATAGCTTTAGCCGTGCTGCCGTAGCATCTGCAATTACTAGCCCTTTGCCGTTTGAGACTGTTGGCGAAGTCGTCCCGATGCCCAAATTACCCGACGCAATAATGGTGTCGCCAGTGCCATTCGGGTCAAGGGTGATGTCGCCATTCGTGTCGGTAGACGAAATGGTGTTGCCGTCAATCTTGACGTTATCAACCGTTAGCTGGTCCGTCTCAACCTGTGAGGCGCTGCTAATCCCAGCGGGACGTATGCCAATATAAGCCATCAGGAAATCTCCAAGATGCTCAGTGCTGTGTCTGCGCTGTTGGCGGTGTCGCTCTGGACCTTGAGAACGTCGGACGCCTCCATCACAATCTTCTGGTCGCCGCCGACCGGTACCAGCGTGCCGCCAGCAGGAACCGGCGCGTCCTTTACGATGAAGACATTGTTGCCGTCGTTGTTCTCCAGCTTGACGTCCACAGTGATCTGGCTCGACGCAATGTTCGCAATCGACATGCCGATGATCGTCGTCTCTGTAGATGACGGACAGGTATAGATCGTCATGTCAGTGTTAGCGTTGGTGCTACTACCGTCAAAAGTCTTTAGTTTGAAAGCATTGGCCATGTTTTACTCCTCAGCCCAGGGCGATCGCTAGGGCTACTGCCTCTCCTGCTGGGTCGAAGTCGGTTGTGTTTGAAGTGGCCGCTGAGCCAAGGCCCAGGTTTGTTCTGGCCGCGCTTGCGCTACTTGCGCCGGTTCCACCGTCTGCAATCGCAAGGTCGGTGATGCCGGCCACTGAACCGCCAGTGATCGACACATTGTTTGATGCTTGGGTGGCGATGCTGCCGAGTCCGAGAGATGTCCGCGCTGTCGCCCCAGACTCAGCAACAAAGTTGGAGCCGTCACCGACGATAAAGTTGCCGTCCGTAACCGCTAGGCCGGCAACGTCTTGGAGCTGCTGGTCAAGGCGTGCATTGGCTACTGTGCCGGTGAGCTGGGCTGCATCAATGCTTTTGTTGGTCAGCGTCTGTGTGCCGCTGAGCGTGGCAACCGTGCTGTCGATGGCTACGGTCAGTGTCTGTGCAGATCCTGTCGTGTCGATACCGGTGCCGCCGGTGAATGTCATTGACTGGCTGTCGAGATCAACGCTTTGAGCGCCGCCACTGTCACCAGAGAAATCAAAGTCCTGGGCAGTGACCTGGCTGTCTACATACGCTTTGACCGACTGCTGCGTTGGCACCATAGTCGCGCTGTCGCTGGCCATGTTGTCTTCATCAACAAACTGCGTGATGGTGATCGTGCCGTCTGACAGGCTCCCATATTGCAGGATGCCGTGAACATTGGTGTTGCTGCTGGCGACCGCCGCGTTTGGCGTCAGTGTCATCTGTGACACAAAGCTGCCGCTGATCTTGCTGTTGACGGTCATAGTGCCGCCGTCAGCTACGTTCAGCTTCCAGCTATCTGCGTTGTCATCGCCCTGGTCAGCCTTTAAGACAACACCCAGAGCCGCACCTTCTACGTTGGCTGCGATCTCCAGAGCGTCGTTGGTCGTCTCATCATACTGAATGGTGACATCGCTGTTGGTGCCAAAGACAATCGGCTTGTCATCAGGGATAGTCAGACCTTCAGCAAATGGGATAGCTGCGGTGCAAGTCTGTGTGCCGTCCTTGAGGATTGTTGTGCTGAGGCCGGTCGCAAAGCCATCAAGCTCTGTGTCAAACTTGGACGCGAGAATCTTGACGCCATTGTCCCTGTCGGTCGTGCAGTCAAAAGTTCTAGTAAAAGTGCCGCTGGAAAAAGGCATTACAGTGGCCCTCCTGGTGCAAAGGTATAGTGTGCGGAGATGAAGCTGATGGTCTGCGTGCTGGTTGCTACCTTGATACGCAATGCACTTGAATAGCCGAGCCGGTTGACCGCCTTGCGCCGCTTGGTAACGCCAGCGCCGGTCGTGTCACCCCAGAAAAAGTCGTCCCAGGTTGCCTCGTCCCAGGCAGCTAGGTTTGATGCGAATGAGACTTGCGTGACCTCGATGGCTGTCGGCGGGCCAAGATCGACGCCAACCCCGAATGAGAAATCAACTGTTGTGTCACCTTCTAGGATCGGCTGCACGCTGCTAAAGCGCTTGATGCCAGCGCGGTCATTGAAATAGTTATAGCTAGTGACGAGATCGCCAGTGATATCGCTGCCGCCATCACTGTCACCAGTGACTTTGAAGACCTTGCCGCCAGCGCCACCAAAGTATGTGTCGCCGTTGTATTGGCCCCACACATAGGACTCTAGGTTTTTGAATAGGCACCAAGCCCGAATGATCGGGTTAAAGACGTGCTGGTTAAAAGGGTCAGTTCCCTCGCCAGTCGGGTAGTTGAAGTAAACCTTGTCGCCGTCAGGGCTGACAAAAATCTGCCAGCCAGTAGAGCTGCCGGTGGCCTTGACCTGGCTGATGACGGTGCCGCGAATCTTCTCTGATATGGCTGCCGCCTTGTTGCCAACAATGTCCTGCCGGACAACTTGGCTCAAAGGCAGATAGCCTTCTTTGGTCATCACGATCACGTCGCCGCCCAGCTTGGCAATCGCACGCTTCTCATTGACCGGCTCAGCAATTCGGTATGTGCCGACCAAAGCAAAGTTTGACGCAGAAGGATCTGAGCCGCTGTAAATCAATACCTCACCAGAACTCATAATGAGTGCCAGCAAGTCATCTACACCCTCGCCGCCGTCAATGTTCAGCGTCGAGATCATGATCAGGTTACCACCAAAGGTGCCAACCAGGCCGACAGGAAACTTGGTAAAGTTGCCTTGGAAGGTGTCTACCGTGGCCGAATAGTAAAAATTCTGATCTGTGCCGGTAAAGTAGTAAACACGGTTTTTGAAGGCATGGACGCCGGTCAGCGTATTTGGGTTCGTGCTATCAGACAGCGTGATCGACAGGTCGCTGGCGGTTGACCCATTCCAGCTAAAAGGCACGTTTGCCCCTGACGGCACAAAGATGGATAAATTATTGAACTCGATGCTTTCGGCCCTGCCGTTTGCGAGGCCGGTCTTTTTGCTGACAGCCGAGCCGCTATCAATCTGGTAAAGCGTGCCATTGCTACCGATAGCCAGGAGCTGCCGGTTTGCACCAGCATTGTGTTCAACAAGCGTCTCAACATTGCCAGTGCCTATGCCGGTGCAGAACTCTGTGAAACCGTCGCGCAGGGTCACCTTCTCAACGGTCGGGAAGAAGTTGGACATAACGATGGCGTCTGTGGGCGGCATCGCATCCAAACTGTCACGGCTGTTCAACCCACCAACCGGCGCTGGCACAGATGCCGCTTTGACGCGATACCTAGAGGCTGTTGGCAGTGCCTGAAGCATTAGCTGCTAACCCCATATCCGCTGTCAGGCAGATTGTAAGAGTAAGGGCTGACCAGGTAGCGCCGTGCATCATCAAGCGTGATGATTGGCGCACCACCAGAACGACTAATGGCCTGGCGCAGCTCAAGCTGGTACTGACGGAAGTCTTCATCGTATGCGAGGCCATGCGCCTGCTTAAAACGATAGGTAGCGCCCATCTCAATCAGGGTTTCGTCAAGGATGCCGACATCGGTATCAGCAGCAAAAGCGGCCTGCGAGGTGCCACCAGTTGTCTGGTTCCAGTGGCTCGACAGATACTCAAAGCCGATGCTGTCGGCAGCGCTAGGCGTTGGCGTAATGTCAAACTTCAGCGCGTTGCTGCTTGCCTTGAGACGGAAGCGATCAACAATACCAGAATCAACGGTGCCGTGCCGGTCGGCCTGAAACTGTTGTGGCGTGATCGGGCCGACCATCTGATCGAGGTCGGTGCGGTTGTAGGCTGTGCCACTGACAAAGCGGTCAAAGTCGCTAGGCAAGTCATAGGACTGCGTGCCGTTGACCGTGGTAAAGGTATGCTCCTTCATCAATATCGGCCAGTTCGTGGCCCGCATGAGCTGCTTGCCCTCACGGTTGATTATGACCAGGAGCTGACGTGCAATCGGATCTGTATTGCCGACAACAGTGGTCGGGCGCTCAAATCCGGTATAGTCAGCTACCGTCTGCGCTATCGTCAGCAGGCTCATCAGCTACTTCCTCAACCTTGGGCGCGGCTTTCTTGGCAGCGCGTTTCGGCTTGGCTTGCATCTGCAGCTCAGCAATCTTCTTGAGCTGCACATAAGGCTCACCCATCTGGCGCAGCTTTGGCTCCTCAGCCTCAGCAAGCTCCTCGATGGTTTCAATGTCGGCCAGTTCAAGTTCAATGCGGCGAGGCTCAGTCATGCCAGGCAGTTCACTCAAGCCGCCACCCTTCTTCTTGGGCTTCTTCTTGCCGGCTTTGTACTCAGCCCATTGCTCAGGAAAGCGGGCCAAATCTTCAGGGCGGGCTGGGCCTTCCCATACGTCCTTTACGCCAGAGACGACGATGCGGCAGAAATCGCGCATCTGGCCGTTCAACTCGCGTTCAAAAAAGATACCTTTTGCGGGCATTTATTCCTCCAGTTGTAGGGGTGAGAGGGCGACCGAAGCCGCCCTCTCCAGGGAGATCACATCGGGAAATCGCAGATAATTTCCTTGTCGCTGATGTCGCCAGCAATCGCACAGACGTTATCTGTGACGGCTGCGGAAACATCGAGCGTGCCGTCCGACGATCCAGTCGGGGTCAGCGGGTCGCCGTCTGCGCCTGCAGTGAGGGCAGTGTTCAGCGTTGCCGGGCCTTTAACCTGAACCCAGCAATACTGACCATCGGTCGGAGCGGACTGCAGAACACCAGCGCCGATCTCTACGGAATCCGAGAGGTCGGAGGTCACCTGGTTGTTCTTGTAGCCATCAAGCGTATAGTAATACGCCACGTTGCCGGATACGGCTGCAACCGAACCAGAGCCAGTGTCATACTGCACATACTTGAAGATCCGCGTACCGTTGGTGTCGTCAACGATGGCACCAAGCTGACCTAGCTGAAACTCAGGTGTGTCAGCGACTGCGGTGGGGTCAATCCCCATTACTGATGCAATAGCCATTACCAGTCTCCTCTAGGTATGGATGACGCCTTGCAGCGCACGGTTGGAACAGGTCAGGTTACCCGACCAGAACATCGGCGTTACAAGCGCATCTTGGTTGACGGACATCCGCGCCTCACCAGGCACGAAATCACGACCGGCAGCGACTTCCATCCGCAGATAATCTGTGTTCAGGAAGTACATACGGTCGGTATTACAGGCGTCATCGAACACGACATCCGAGTTCAGATACTGGACGCTGGTGAAACCAGAGTTAGCCAGATCGTCGCTGGTGATGCGCTGGATGGCCTGCAGGCTTCCGAGGAAAGCCTTGTAGGCGTTGGTGCCGGCCATAACCAGGTCAGGCGAGTCAGCGCCGCGAACAAGCTGCAGATAGATGTTGTTCATATCTGCCTGCACGTTTGCTGTGCTGAAAGCGTTAGACGTGGCAGTGGTCTGCACGTTTTGCCAGAAAGTGTAGGTCGAGGAATTAATCCCGCCCACAGTGCCGGTGCCGGCATCAGCTACAACGAGCTGAAGGCCACCGACTTCCTTGCCGTCGCTGCCGGTGCCATCGGAGTAGATAGCAGTCGAAAGCGTGTTCATCATCGACTTCTCAAGGACGTTCACACGCGCCTCAAGCAGATTGATGATGGCCTCAGTGCCGGAGTTTTTGACTTGCTCCAGGCCGCTGATGGTGACGTTACCGGCAAGCTGCTTGTAATCGAATACAGCAGCCGTCAGCACGTCAGACGGCGAGACATCAAGGGTTTCATAGCCGCTGTAGAACTGGACAGTTCCGTTTGCAGCATACTCAAGTTCACGCACGATATCGCGGCCAGTCACAGTGGTCTGGTTGCCATTCTCGCGCATACGACGCAGCAACGCATTGTGGTTGCTTACGTTATCAGAGAGCTGTCGTGACCGGTTGCGAAGCGTGGTCGTGACGATCTCTGAGAGATTGGGGCTTGTCGCCATAGGTTCTACCTTCCATTCTCAAGTTGACGGATCGACGCCATAATGGTGTCACGGACAGACATCCCCGCTGGAAGCGCTTGTTGAGCTGGTGCGGCACTGCCTCTAACTTTCGACCTTTGCGCTTTTTTCGCTTTCTTCACGGCATCTGTCTTTACCGTGTCCTGCGACTTCTTCAGCGCGTAACTGTCCATCTCTGCCTTCCGCAGCTCAGGATCGGCGTAAACCGCCATTTCATAAGCTGTCTTCAGGTCTGGAGCATTGCCGTTGCTGATGAACGTACCCATTACAGACCGCACCTTTTCAAAATGCGGATGCGCTGGGTTACCGTTTGCATCAGTTTCAGCGGCAAACTGGTCGATCAAAGACTGCGTGCTTTGCTGGACGCTTTGCTGTTGTTGTGTCTGTTGGTTTTGGATGAAGCCGGTGAGCTGAGCTACTTGCTGCTGCAACGCCTTCACTTGCGGATCTGCATACTCATCCTCCAGGGCGGCATCGTTACCGACTGCCCCGACATCCACGCCATACTGGTTTGCAAGCCAGGCAATGGCGTTTTGAGGGTCTTTTTGCAGATATTCGTTAGCAGCCATCAGTTGCCTGACTGCTGCAACGTCATCCATGCCCGCCCTTGCGAATGTATCGCGGTGCGGAGCAAGAATCTCATCGAGTGCTTCTGAGCGCTTGCGGAGAGCCGCTACACCTTGGGTCTTCTTGGTGTAATCGGCTTCCATCTCTTTGTAGCGCCGCATCATAAAGTGCTGCGCTTCAGGCTCCATAGAAGCAAAATCATTTTTGAACTCAGCAGGCCAATGGTTCATTGGCTCTAGCGCCTCAAGCTCTGGCGCTTCTTCTGCCTCGTCTGTTTCGTCTAGGTCTTCTTCAGGCTCATCATCAGCCTCGCTGACCTCGACTGTCTCATCTGGCGCGGGTGGTTCACGCAGACCATCTTCCTGGTCGTCGCCGGCATCTGCGTTCAGTTCTTGCAAAGTCCTGGCAACTGTCTCAGCGACTGTTTCCGGCCTTGCTGGCTCGGCTGGTGCGGCAGCATCGGCTGCGGCCTCAGCGGGAGTGCTATCAAGCGGGAGTTCTTGTTCTGTCATTTCAATAGATGGTCTTGGCTAGTGCCTACCTCCACAAAGTTATTGCGCCGCAGGAACTCGCGGTGCTGGGAACGGCTGGTGATCCAGCCACGATCTTTCATGTTCTGGTAAGGCTCGATGTCGCTCAAAATGGAAACGCCGCCCTTTGTGGGGGCGGCGCTTGCCTTGGGAACGATCTGACCGTCCCTGAACACAAATGTCTGCTTGCTCATCCCATGAGCATCCTTGCTGCCATGTCGCGCTGCGCCTGATCCATTTTGCGGCGCGGCCTGTTCAAGCTGCCGATGGCCTGCATCAGCTCAGGAAAGATTTTGCCGAGGACAGCCGCCAGCGGACTATCCATCGCCTCGCGGATGATCTCTTTCTCTTGCTCTGACAAAGCCTGGTAGGCTTCATCAGCGCGTTCCATATCGACTTCCATCATGCAAAGTCCCTTGGGTTGCCAAAGATGTTGAGATTGGGCGCTGCTTGCTGTGGCTGTGTCATGCCGCGTGTCTGCAACAGATCAACCAATGTACCGCCAGCATATCCATAGGGCTGGTACAGGTTGCCTGTGCCGCTGTAGAGATAGAACGGATTGAGCAAGTAATTCGCTGCCAGATCGTCAATCACTTCTGGCGTCGTTGTACCAGGGTCATCAGGATTTGCTGCAGGCGGCGGTGGTGGCGCTGCACGCTCATCATTCTGGCCGACATTTGTTGCCATATTTGTTGTCGGCGGCACAAATGTCGGGTCTTGCTGCATCCGCTGACGCTGACCAAACGCAAAGGCCGCAGAATCTGCTGGGTCAGGTGCGTTGAAGATTTCTCCAATAATACCGCCACCAAAAATTCTGTTCAGCGTGGTGCCAGGCGCTTCACCGCCGTACAGATCATCATAAGCGTCAGCATAAAAGCCGCTCATGGGGTCACGACGCCCTGGTGCCATAGTCGGGGTCACTGGATCAGGGCGATTTGGCTGCGAAAGGGATTCGGCAACGGCAGTGCGGATTTGGCCTGTAAGGTCTTGCCCACCAACCGGTATTTGGTTGATTGCTACAGTCTCTGCCACCCTATCTTCAAAGTTGGCTTGATTTCCGTCAGTCGTTGGGAACCGGGTCAAATTGTTTTGTATGATCTGCTGCTGTAAGGGGTCTGCGTTTGGGTTTGCCAAAGTAGCTGCTGCAGCAATGTTTTGTTCAATGTCTTGATCTACATCTTCATCTTCTTGGCTGGCACCAACCGGCTGCAAAATTTGACGGCTATTGTCGATCAGATTGGTCGTGCCACGCGCAAGCGGACGGCCTCGATCATCAGTCTGTGCCGGCGTTGCTGTCTCACGCGCATTATCAGCAGCACTGCCACCACCGCCATCGCCTTTGAAGCAGATGCGGCTCTCTATCAGGTAACTGCGTACCATAGCTTACCTCTGTGCAAACGGTTGGCGCGGCCAACGACGCCCTTGCCAAATATTGACCTAAGATGATCCCTGCCCTCGCGCACCATCTCGCGCACGTTGCCATAGGGCGCAATGAAATCGACCAGCCACAGCCGGTCGCCTGCGCTCCAATCGTCAGGCTGTATCTTGCGACTGCCATTTAGGTAGCCGGCCTCTGTTTCCTCATTGAACAGCGCCCAGGTCATTAACCCGACCGGATGCTCATCAACTTGCCAGATCCTGAACTGCTGCAACGCTACCGGCGGGATAATCAGCCGGTGAAGGTCATCAACAGTCCAATCACAGTGCTGATCACTATGGCCCATCAGCCAGGTGATCTTGCCGACAGCCTCAGTGTTCTTCACTGCGTCACCACTTTGGCCGCATCAATCTCCAGCTTCTGCTGCTTGAACTGGGCATCTTGCGCTGCCTTCTGCTGATCAAGCTGCAGACGTGCAACCTTTACCTGGGCATCGGCAGCAGCTTGGTCTGCCTGCGCCTGAACCTTGGCAGCTTCAACCTCAACCAACTTATCAGCCGGGTTGGGCCTGCCCTGCGGGGGCTGGATCGCCTCAAGCGTGTCCTCAAGATCACGCGCACCCGGAAACGCTCTGGCAGCAAACAGCAGCATCTGCTTGGCTTGCTCAAAGCCAATGGCACCAGAGCTGACCATCGGGCCAATCGCCTGCAGGAACTGCACTGTCGCTGTCAAAAACTCTGTGCGGCGCTGCTGTTCAATCGCTGTATCGACCGCCTGACTTTCGTCAGTGTCAATGCTGATGCGATAGCTACGCAGACGCTCATCACGCATCAATGCAACCGCCTCTGGCGATACCGGCACGCCTGTAATGCGCGATAGCAGCTCAGGCTCCAGGTTCTCGACCATCAGCTCAGCCTTCAGCTCAAGAATCTGGTCAAGGAACATCTCAATGCAACGCTGGCGGTTGACCAGGCGCATCGCACCGAACTGACCCTTGATACGCTGGGCTGTAGCCGTCTCACGGCTGGCGCTTGAGCCGCGCATGATGTCCGATATGCCGGTGATTTCATATATGGTCTGCACCACGATCTGGCGCGACTGGTAAAGCTGTGCCAGCGCCTTGATAAGATTGTCCAGCGGTGCCTCTTGCATGACGTTGGCCAGACCGCCACCGGCTTGCAGCATCGCCATGTTGTCTACTGGTATGAAGGCGTTATCTTCAGCATTTGCAAGGCGTTGCAGTTCCTGAAAAGACGCATCATAGACGCCGCGGCGCTTCAGCGCTTCTGTCAAATTAGCAATCCGCTGCGTAATCAGATCAAGCTCATATAGCTGATCTTCATAGGTCAGGATCTCAGGGACAGGAAGCGTCGTATCGGTGGTCGATACGGCATACAGAGGCTCTGGAATAGGCCAGAAACCGTCCAGATTGTACGGATCATCGAACTCCTCAAGCAGCTCATCATAGTCGGCAGCAATAAAAATCTGCTTGCCTGACCGCTTGTCCCAAATTTCATAGATTTCAGCCCGATCCGGCTGCTTGTTGTCCTCATAGGCGTCACCCTCATCGCCGCGATAGCTTAGCGGGATCATTTCGCCTTTTGGGCCGTAATAATCGACCAGTTCCTGCCTGGTCATAAGGTGACGGAAGCCGATCCAAGTCACATCGGGCCAGCCACGCGCCGGCGACATCACAAAGTCTTCCCAATGCACATATTCGCACCGGATTGACTGTTCACCGACATATTCGACCGGCTCACCCAGCACATACGGCCCCATTGGGCCTTGCATCACCATGCCAGCGTCTACCTGGTTGCCTTCAGCGTCCACAAACGCGCTGCCAATCGGCACATCACCGATCTGGCCTGGCGCAACCTCACCGATGCCAGTGATTGGCTGCTGGCGCACCGGGATCATTTCAGGATCACCCTCAACCACCACCGGTTCATAGGTAACCCGCAGAACACCGCGGCCAACGATCAAATAGTCCTCAATCGCCCGCCGAACTGCCATGTCAAAATTGTAGACATCGAGCTGGTACTGCAGCCCACGCTCCAACACAGTCGCCACAGTGCGGCCCACAGGGTCATTGTCACGAAAACGGCGGCGCACTTTAGGGCGCGGCGTCTTGAAATACAAAGCCGACTTCAGCGTGTCCACGTTGCTATAGAAGATGTTCATGCGCGTATCGCGCATCATGCGATCAGGATTGTCGTCCCGATAGCGATCAATGATCTCATAGCAACGGTTGCGCCAAGTCTCCTCAAAGCCACGCGCCCGCCGGATCTGGTCGTTCCAGTAACGCGCACGATCCCCTTTGCCTTTAGGCTCACGGTCATATGCGTAGGATTCAGCCATTACATTCTCCAGCCTGACGGCTTAGACGCACGCTCCAGACCATCCATCATTTCTTCAATGGTAGGCGGTCGCCAAGGGTCTTCTTCCAGTTCAGGTATGCGCCGCTGAAACGGCCTCGCCATGCAAGCGTAACGAATGTCATCTGCCGCATGATCTTCCTGAGTCGTGTCAATGTCCTCAACCCTGTGCTTGTCGTGCGTAAGCACTGGCAACGTGCGGATTGTGTCCACACAGTCGCTGAAAACAAAAAGCATTGGGCAACCATCATCTCCAATCAGGCGCTGGCGCACCTGATCCCATCCGGCAACCCTGCTGTTGTCTGCACGGCGAAAGCGGATGCCCATCTTTGACAGCCGCTCACCAATCGACGGCCCGCCGTCAAACTTCCAGATGCTTGGATCACCAACGCCAAAATCAACGCGCTCACCAGCCTCACGGCTGCGGATGCCAGCGCCAACCTCCTCAGCAGTCATTCTCAGACCGCGATTAGGCCCAGCAGCGCCATACCACTCCCGATAGCGGATCAACGCCCCATCAGGGAAATACTCATGGTCATCAGCTACCGCCCACCAGCCAACACTGAACGGCGAGGCAGAACCCCAGTCAAAGCTGCGGAACTTTGTCCAGTGATCCGGTATCTCAAACGGCCTGACAACATGAAGATCACGCTGCCAAATATCGCCAAAGAACGAACCAACAACCAGATCCCAGTCGCCTTCACGCAACGCCCTTGCCAGCTCATCAGGCAGTGCCGAGAAACTAGAAGCATATGAAGGGTCGATATACTTGTTGTCAGCCATCTTGGCTGGGATATACATCGTCACCCAGCCCTTGTCAGACGGATCATTCGGATCACGCATCGTGTGATCGTAAAAATATTGTTCTGCCGGCGCAGGGTCGATATACAGCGCCTTCAAATAATTGTGGCTCTGACCACCAGGGTTGGCCGTCATCACCAGCCGAGGCAAAAAGCCTTCCTGCTTGGGCCGGAAGTTGCCCAGACGCATCCTCGACTTGATATAACCCAACTGATAAGGCGTCATCTGACCCGCCTCATCAACCAACGCTATATGTATCTCAGTTCCCTGAATACGGTCACAATCACTGTCCCGCTCCAGATACTGGAACTGGATCGAACTGCCATTGAAAAACTCATAGCGCTTGCGCGTCTCATTGTAGTTGCCAAGCTCTCGCGGCAACTCACGCTTCAACGGCTGTATATGGTTGGCATCCAGCTCAGGCAACGACCGCCTGAAGATGAACGCCTGCAAGCCTGGGTTCTCCAGACAAAAGCCAATCAGGTCATAACGCCCCGCATGGCTCTTGCCGCCACCAGCAGCGCCGCCAAACAAGATCTGCTTGGCACGACACTTGTGAAGCAACGCCTGCTTTGGCTGCGGGTCATATTCGATCTTGATGGTTTTCGGCATTATCGAAATATGCCCAAATCTTGGCGCACACCTTGCAGCAACCCTGGGTCTACCCCAAGGTTGGCTACTGCTTCATCGGGTAGCGTTAAGAGTTCTCTTGCAACTGCTGCAAGTTGATCGGGAGCAAGTGGTCGCGTACCAGCTCCTGCGCTCCCAGGATTTCCTGCTGAGACACTGCTTCCGCGTTGCCCTGGTGCCGCTTCAAGATTCGGCCCATCACTTGCTCGAACAAGACTTTCTGCTCCGGCGAATACTCCAGTAGCTGGCTCCCCAGCGTAGAAGCGACCTTCTGAGACAAAGCGTTTAGTTGCGTTTGTTCGTAAGCCATCGTCACCAGTCCATTTCATAATGACGATCTTTGGTGGGCCGGCATCTTCATTCCAGCCTGTAGACCGCCAATATTCCTCCAGGTCAGCCAACTCTGTCTGGCTGTAAAAAGATGGGTCGAAATCAATACGGCCCACTTCTTCAAACCCGAAACTAGCATAAAAGTCCGGCAAAAATCCATCAGGAAACTTGTCTGACGGCACCGCGAAGGCATCAAGCGCAGTAGCGCCCTCCTCGATGGCTTTCAGGACAGTTGCCTTGCCTACGCCTTTGGCACCAACCTCATTGTTAATGACGCTGACAAGCGCAACCTCATCAGATCCTAGCTCCGGGCCACCCTCAGCCCGCACAAAGGTCGGGTTGTCATTGATGCCGTAGACGCCATCATAATTATAGCCTTTTTCTAGGCCGAAAAAGACTTGTCCATCACCGAGCTGGTAAAGGTCAAAATTACCGCCTCGGATCTTCTTAGAAACATCCGGTATATCCATCATCGTCAAGGTCGATGACGCATCGCTTGCGTTCAAAGCCTGGACAAACTCAGCAGGACTTACGCCGCCCTGGTTTTTTGCAACCTTTGACGATTTCCAATTGCCAACAAGCAAGTCACCAGTAAGCTGAGCCTGGCGGGGGCTTGCAATCGTCTGTGTGGCAAGTCTTGCGACATTTTCAGCCATTTCAGGCGTAATTTCTTGCACCGGTAAAGCCAAGTCAAAAGCACGCCGCACGTTCTGCTTCCCTTGCGCCTCTGCTTGGGCATAGAAGTCAGGAAACATATTTTTTGCACTGACAGCCGGTATTCTGGCCACAGGACGCCCCTGGATGCCAAAGTCATAAGAGGCATGACCCATCGTGCCACCCTGGCCGAGCCGCACAAGGTCGCTGCCCTTGTCGATCTCAACTAACAAGATGCTGTCACGACTGTTCAGGCCCAGCAAATTTGCGTCACCAGTCGCCCTAATGATCTTGTCAATATTCGGCGCACCCAACGCCTGGCCACGCGAACTTCCCACAACGTCAGAAATGCGCTTCCTGGCTTCAAAATTAAGCGACTTAATGAAGTCACTCGCCGCAGGGCTGGCAAACCCAGGCCAGTTTTTCAACTCCTGCAACTGCGACTGATCTGTGCCAGTACGAATGAAGTTGTCCAGCTCAGCCACGTTTTCAGCAGCAATTCGACCGTCACGCACATATGCAAGCGTGTTGCCAAGCACCGCATTGACGAAAGTGGCATTAGATCTGTGTGAATCCGGGTTCATCGCAACGACAAGCCCATAATCCGCATCTTTGCTTAACTTCTTGGTGCCAACGCCCTTACCTTGCACGGCCCAAACGACATTTGCATCGCGTGAACCCTGCAAATTGGGGAACTCTGGCCCGCCCTGCAAATCAACCGGCACATCCAACTTGCTGGCATCTATGCCCTCAAACTGCTTTCCCGCAGCCGTCAGATCAGCCACGATCGGAAAGATCTTCTTGCCGACAAAATCCTCAAGATCAGCGACCGGCAAGTCATCAACCAGCGTATTGGCCTCTGAAGCCGCACTAGCCACCCGCGCTGCTCTGGGGGCCTTCAGGGCCGCTGATACCGCTGTCGCCGCCGGCAAGGCAGGAGGGAACAAAGCCCCGCCAGCCATCATCACATCGCCAGCAACGCCCAACGTCTGCAACCCAGCATCGAGATAGTTGCCGGCAGATATGTTCTCGCCAAAGCTGGGCAGCATCTCACCGCGATTAAACGGATCAGGCGCATATCCAAATACATCAGCAACGCCAGCCCCAGGCGCAAACAAGGTGCCAGTAGCTGCCGTGCCATACGCTACATCAGCCAAGTTCGCACCCTCGCGGGCCAGCGAAGCATCTACAGGGTCAGGCAGCTCCCGCACGAACTGATCCGGCGTGGAACCAGCATTGAAAAACCGACTGCCGCTGAACGGATCATCGCGCTTCTCTGTCATCAAGCGCTGCGCCATCATCTGGCGGGCTAATCCTTGCTCTGCCATGCAACCTGAAACCTTTGGTTTTTATGCCGACGCGCGTGTTCATATAACGCATACGTCGCCGCGCAAGCCGGCCCGGCGGGGGTCAAGCCCAGGGGGCCATCTTGTCAGAAATGCCTCGTAAGCAGGAGGTCGTCTACGCTGCAACGCAAGCTCAGCAAGGGTTTGCGTTAGTCGATAGACTCTATCCGTACCGGCTCCGTACCTTTTGAGTCGCGCTCGATGTTGATCTGGACATTGACAGCGCCGCTCTTTGCGTTGTCGCTGCCAAAGCTATCCCTTTGAGTTCGCTCAAGATACCAGCTATCAGCCCGCCAGTCGCGTTCACCAGCCTGGCCGATCCGGCGCACCCTGAGAGCGACAGCAGCGCTTTCTGCTGCGCGTACCTCACTGGCGAAGTTCTCGCACTCAGAGATCCACCTATGCAGCGTTTTCTCATGCACTCCAACGACTTGCGCCGCGTGCTTCTTTGGCACGCCATCGCGCAGTAGTTCTAGCACTCCAGCCTTCTTGTCGTCTCTGGCGATCACTGGTGACGATGGTTGCACCTTGGCAACCGCTTGGTTGGTTGCATCTGGTTGCATGGTTGCAACCTGCAACTCCCTACGCTGCCGTTTGATTGCAACCGTCAGCGGCTTGTCGCTAATCCATCCCTCACGCTGGCATCGCTTCTGTATGGCCTGCCGTGAGACGCTGTAATCCTTAGAAACTGCGTTAAAGCTCTCGCCTGCTTGGATGCGTTGCTCTATCTCAGCCCAATCGACTTGGGCCGGCTGATACTTTCGCATAATGGGGAACCTTGGTTGCACGCAACCACATATGGTTGCAGTCTA